TGGTATTGCTGTTAAGTAAACATCCGTCACTATTCCAGTAAAAGCATATGATGGAATTTGCTTATCTAGTATTGTAGAATAAGTTGTTAATCCAATTTTATAAGATCCATTAAGATTAGATACTTGAGTAGATAATCCAGATATATTAATATCATCATTGACTGAAAATTCATGATATGGCGAAATATGAACTTTAATAGAATTTTCATTGACCCAAGTAATTACAGAATCATTATATAGTTGAACAGTAGTATTAATTTCGTTTACTTGTTTTCCTTCTATTTCAGAAACTTTTGCAGATATCCCCCCGCCTCCGGTGTTAGAATCATCAAAAGTTAATGATTCATTAATTTTATAATCAGTTCCCGGATTTATAATTTCTAAAGCAGAGACACTACCAGATGAAACTGATTCAATCAGCGTTTTTTGCTGAACAATTTCATTTGACTCTACAATAAAATCATTATCAGCATATTCTTCATTTACCTTATATGGCAATGTATTTCTAACTAATGCTGAATTATTGAAGTCAAATGATTGATCTAAAGTTATATTTTCTTCAATATATGGAGATCTATACTCATTTCCAATAAAATATGGAAATTTTCCAACAATATTTTTATCATCATTAGTTTTAACCGTCGCAAAATATGCATAAATCCCCTCTGGAAAATCTTTTGTTTTTCCAAATCTTCCATTATACTGATCTAAATCCCCACTATTTGTAAATTTATAATCTTCAATAAAATATCCAATTGGAAAACTTGATTCAGGAGGACGATTCTCTACATTTACTATGGAATATCCTGGTTCTAATTTTTTAATAAATCTAGTGTCATTGGGATCTGCATAACCATAAGATCCGTAAATTGGATTGCCATCATATGCCCAACCAATTATATCTGAATGTGTGGTATCTCCACCATTATCTTTTATATTATTTTTTATGTTATCTGAATAACCAATAACTGCATATTTTAAATTATTATTATCCTCAACTAATATTTCTGTTGCTGGATCTCTATAATTTTGTCTTTGAATACCATACTTAAAGGAATTATCCAAAGTTAAAGATCTTACATTTGATTGAAATACTGCATTTTTTCCAGCAGGAATTGCCAAAACTGATGTGTTTGTGCTCGTATATCCAATACCAGAATTAATGATTATGACATCTACAATTTTATTATTGGAAATAACAGGTCTAAGAAGTGCCCCACTTCCGTCACCAGTTACAATTAAATCTGGCGTTGAATAATAATCTTGTCCGCCATATAAAATTGCTACATCAATAATTTTACCATTTTTAATTACCGGTTTAAATTGAGATTCTTTTCCATTTTTTACAACAATTTGAGGTCTTTGCTGTGTATTTAAAATCAACGATCCATAATTTGATCCATTTTCATATACATAAACCTGTTCAATATTTCCCCTAATAATTGGAGTTGCACTAATTGAACCTCTAACCTGAGTGCTACCTAATCCAACAGAAGTATAATCAACTGATAAAACAATATCAGGATAACTAAAAATCTGATATCCGGATCCAGATGTTGAAAATTTTACATAATTTTTTCTTTGATAATTTGAAATAGATGTTCCATTTACTCCAGCATCACAAAGTCTAAACTTATTTGAGTTTAATTTTAATACTTGATATCTATTTGAAGTTGATAACCCAGATATACTAGCAGTCTCATAATTATAAGTTACCACTTCCCCATTAGAAAATCCATGATTTTCAAATTCTATTGTATGATCATACGTAGATATTCCAACTGGTTTTACTCTAAGTTTTCGATTTGTGTAACCTCCACCACCATTAATTACTTTTATTTCTGATAATTGATTCTTTAGTTCAGTTTTAAATTTTTGAATACCTGCGTTTCCAATTGTAGTAAATCCAACAGTGTTAATTCCTGCTAAGTAATCGGAAAAACTTGGATAAATTTCAATAGTCTTATCATTAATTACTTTTGAGTAATAAGTTGAACCATTGACTAAAGTTCTAGATTGGTTCAAATTAGAACCACTAAAAGTGCCAATACCAATTGAATTAAACCCATTGTTATCATAAACAATTGATTGTCCGTTAATTAAATTGTGATTGTTTATAAAAGCAATTTTTTCATTAGTAAAATCTAATCCTCCACCATTGGAAAGTGATCTAGCATCAAATTCAATCTCTCTAACACGTTTTTCTATAACTGGTTCAAAACTTGCCCCAGATCCATTTCCTCCAGTTAAAGATATAGAGACTATGACATCTATATCAAAATCTTGAGGATCTATGAATATTTTTTCAACAGACCCACTTATAACTGGTTGTACTAAAGCATTTCCAGTAGATAAACTCAATGAAGGTAAATTAATTACATCATATCCTGTCCCACCATTAAGAACATTGACATTTTTTAATGGACCATAGTAAATTTTATCATTTGTTTTATATCCATATATTTCAACACCATTTTTTAATAATCCAATCGGTCCAGGAACAGTTTCATATTTTTTATTATCACCAATTGTTTGATTTAACTTAAATTTTTTAAGAATTTTTTGAGGTGAAATTAATTTAGATTTTTGCGAATATGAAATAAATTTATGACTTCCTGATACTACACCATTTGATAACTCACCAAAAGAAACATAATCATCTGTCCCTACAGAAGAATTACTTAAATAAAGTCTGATTTGTCTATTATTAGTATCTGGATTTGTAGTTTTTAATACCTCAACATAATATGATCCCTCTTCCAGTCCTTTTATAGTTTGATTTTCATCAGTATAATAGAATACTCTATCTCCGCTTATAAAAGAAACAATTTGATTAATTCCAAAGTTAATTACACTGTATGATTCATTATCATCTTTATTCAGCAAATTAACTACAGTATATTCAAAAACATTAGTTTCTATTGGGTATGATGGGAGAGAATTGGAGGCAACATATAAATTTTCAAAATTTTCACTGTAAAGGTTTTGAATATCTGAAGTTATTTTTTCATTTCCAAATTGAATAGGTACAATTGCTGATGATGATTTTTTAACTTTTCTTCTTAGATCATATTTATTATTTGCATTTAATTTTGAAGTATCAACGTTAGTCGTAATTTCATTTCCAGAAATTGATGTAATACTAACGTCACTGAAACCAGAAATTATAGTTTCAGTATTTCGTTGTAAAACTTCAATTTTATCACCAACTGATAAACTTGTATTATCTATAGAAGTTTTTGTTGTGAAATTATTACCAATAAAAAAATCTATTTGATACCTAGAACTAGTATTATAAACCCAACTATTTGCAAAAATTTGTTTTGCAGTATTACCTTTTTGTATAACTTCACCCAAATTTTGTGGATATATTTCATCTCCCTCTGAGAAATTATATGTATTAGACTCTGTAATAATATCTGATATTACACCGGTAATTATAAATTCTACTTTTTTTGTTTCATCTCCATCCTCATAACCATAATAAGTATCATTGGATATAATGGTTGAGGTTTTACTAATACTTATTGATTGATCAGAAGTTACGTAACAACCTATAAATTGATTAATTGTTTTTTCCGTGTAAAAAATTTGATTTTCATTATAAAAAATACTTCCAGATTCGGAAAATCCAATTGTAGAATCTACAGTAATTGTTGTAGGTATATTGGTTAGTATTACATTTTCAATTACTTTAGTATTTGGTGTTATTGAAAATGTTCCTTTAATATTTGGATATGTATCATCATATCCAACAAAAAAATTTAATTTATAATATGTTTTTCCCTTTCTAGTGATAGTTTCTACTTCAGATACTGATGCACTAGTATTTTTTTCATCAGTAGATTTTTTAATCGTTTGACCTTTTAATCTGGAAGGATTCCCAGAAATTACATCAATTACGGCAACATTTCTTCTAATATATTCAGCATCTGATGGTTTAATTAAAAATTTCTCCAAATTTATAACATTTGGAGTTTCTCCAAATAAAACATTAAATAAAATTTTAAAGGATTCTTTAGTTCCCTTTGACTCATAAAGAGTTCTTGCTTCCTTTATAAAGTTTCCTACATTTAAATTCTCAGTAAAATCTACTCCTTCTAAACCTGGAGTTAGACTAAATTTAATTTTTTTATAAAATTCTTGTAAAAATAAAGAACTTAAATTTTCAACTTGTGTTCCTGATGTATGTGCTTCTGCTGTAGAATCGTCAAAAACTAATTCTTCATATTGTAAATCTTTGTGATAGTTGGTAACACCACTAAACCCACGAATACATCCTGTAAATGTATTTGTTGTAATTCCAGTATATGTAATTATTTCATCGTCAATTTTTAATAACCCGTATGATGAGGGGAATCCTTTAGTTGAGGTGGCAGTGATAATTCCAGAAGACGCTGAGATGTGAGTTGTTAATCTAGTTGATCCAATAATAACTTCTGGGGTGAGATTGTCTAACTTTAAATATTGATCTAAATTTTCTCCAATATCAATTGGTCCACCTTGATATTCTTGTGAAATATAATACTGTTTTAAAAACTCAGATGCTTTTGGACTTTCATCCAAAACAAATTCTGGTATCTGATTATTGATTATTTGTTGTACACTTATTCTAGTTTCAAACCCACTTTGTGACATATTATTACCTCGTTAAATTCCCATTTGAATAACTTGAACGATAAGAATTTCTTGAAAATACAACACCAGAAATGTCTTCACCAGAAGCAATTGTATCTTTTACCATATTTATTTGACTTTTTGAAACATCAAATGATACATACAGATCTTTAAGACCTATTACATCGTTTGATTCTGGATATGCTTGAATTTCAATAATATCATTTAATAAAGATGTAGATGTAATTGTAATTGTATTGATAGTTATTTCGCCAGATTCATAATTAACAATTCCAGCAGACTGAACAACAACAAAAGGTTGTAAAGAAGGATTAGAATTTGTTTGTTTACTATTTTCCGTTGCTGGTTTTACAACTGCAATAATACCTGTTTTTCCATCAGAGTTTGGAACATCAGTAAAATAAACAGTGTCTGGTTCATTTTGTATTTTAAATCCTGTTGATTTAATGTTATATCCGTATTGATTTACATGAAATTGATTACCAAAACAAATTTCATATTGTGCTGACCTGCTTATAATTGCTTTTAAATCTCTTCTTACTTTGACTCTAGTTATATTTGACGTAATTGCGGGATCTGTATTGTCAATAACTTGTAAAAGTTTACTATATTTGAATCTTCCCCCAAATTTATTCATATCTACGGAATTTGAATATTTTGTGAGAGAATTATTAATTCTTGTTTTTAAATTAGATGGCACTGTTTTACTTTCATTATAATAAATGTAAGATTCAATTTCAACATAAAGAATTTTAAGATCTATAATTTTTGGTTTAATTCCAGAAACACTATATTGTTTTAATTTTGCAAGTATATTTTCTTTATCAAAATCAGATACAAACGTTCCATTTTTTGGTTTAATACTAATTAGAACATTTCCAAATTGGGGAGGTGTCAATTCTTCTCCACCTATTACAGAAATTGACTCTGCATTTTCATATATTTTAGATTTGATAATTGTTTCATAATCACTTGGTGTTACTGCTCTATATTGAGAGGCATAAAGTCTTGGTGCAAAATATCTAATTGAATCGAGAGTTTCAATGTCAGATCCATTTTGAGATCTTTGATTTGTTGTTACAACGATTGTATTTTGTGGTCTTATAGTGTTATTATCAGCATCTTTCAAAAAACCAGCAAAAGAAAAGGTTTCTACTCCATTACCATCTTTTCCATCAGTTATAATATAGTTACTTGTGATAATTGAATTATTTTCAAGTTTTTTCCCAAAATATCCATCACCAAAAAGAAGTTGATATTTTTCATCTTGAACTTCTTGAATTAAAAATATAAGAGAATTTGAATCAATTCCAAAAATATTATCGACTAATGAATATTTTAATCCTAATCCACTATCACTAGATCCTTTTACATAAACTCTAATCGTTGAAGTATCTATGTAAGGATTACTAAGTATAAATTTTTGATCTATAGAGGCGTTAACTGTAAACGACTTTGTGAGAAAATTACCTTCTTTAATTTCAATATTATTAAATGTAGATACTCCATTTACAACAGGGGTGGTAATACTTTCAGGAATGGAAAAATTATAAGAAGTTCCTTTTGAAGATCCTACACAAACAAGACCTGCTTGTAAAGTTACTGTGGGAGTGTAGACTGGTGTGTTGTCTGCTAAAAAACTATCTGGAGGCACATTTACTGTAAATGATATTCTTGCACTAGATGCTTTTCTTGAATATGGAACATATCCAATATTTCTAGCAAGTGAGACAACATTTTCTCTTACAGTTGCAGAATCCAAAAAGGATTCATTCACAACCATGTTTGAGTTAAATGCTGTGATATAAGTATTATATGCTAACGTATCAATTAAAACAGAAAAATTCGATCCTTCAAAGTCAAAATCCGTAAATGTTGAGTTAGCACGGAGATAATCTTTGATTGAAGTTTTTATCTGATCGAAATCTAAATTCGTAAATTGAGTAAAAGGCATTTTATCTTGTTGCCTCTAATATGAATGAAAATTGTTGTACTGGAATTTCTTGACCAATAATTTCAAATGTAACTGTAACTTCAAATTCATTTAAATCTGGGATTGGATCAACTTGAACAATTACATTTGTAACTCTTGATTCATAATTATTGATAACTTCGACGATTTGATCTTGAATAGTAGAAGCAGTTGCATAATCAACAAAATCAAATAAACTGCTTCTTACATTCGATCCCAAAGTTGGATTGAAAAATCTTTCATTTGGAATTGTTTCTACAAGATTTCGAACAGAACGAATAATCGCACGCTCATTAATCAAAACTGGCAGATCTTTTGTCACAGGATGTGGATCAAAAGACAGACTAATATCCTTAAATGATCTAGATATTCGAGTTACTGCCATTGAGTATAAAATTTCTTGTATTATTTATGCTTATTTCCAAGAAGATCCATAGTTAGGTTCTGTTCCATATTCCCAATCATCATAATCTTCATCGTTTCGAATTTTTTCGTGTAATTCTTGTTGTTTTTTTAAGTCATGTTTTGGTGCTAGATCATGCATCACTTCTTGAATGACTCTTTTTGGTGGATTGCCATCATAATCGGTGATTAAACGACGAGTTCCCCACATTTCTCTCATATAATTTGAGTCTCTATCGACTGGTAAATTTGACATTTTGCTCCTGTTTTTGTTAAAAAAACAGAACTTTTATGAAGGAGGTTGCTATCTCCTTAATTTTATTTAACGATTTATTTCTCTTAGTGAATAATCTTCAGAATTTAAATATTTTAAAAGTTCTAGAGCGACCAAACGTGGATTTCCCTCACCACAAGTGTAAACATCAATGGCAATACAACCTTCTTCGGGCCAAGTATGACATGAAACATGACTTTCTTCAAGGGCAATGACTACTGTGCATCCTTGAGGATTGAAACAATGTGAAAAAATGTTCAAAATTGTCATTTTTGCACGTTTTATTCCTTTCTCCATGACTTCTTGAAGAGATGCTGAGTCATTGAGAAGAGTAAAATTGACATTATAAACCTCTAAAAGAAGGTGTTTACCCATTGAAAAATGTTCCAATTCAGTTTGGTGCAAAAAATCTATTTATTTGACCCAAAAACCAACTCTATCGTAACTTTTACATTTAATAAATCGATATCCTTCATAAATTTTATCTATTTTTTGTCCCCAAACAGGTATTGCAACGGAATTATTGTATCTAAAATTAGGATTTTGGCGAAATTGCACCTCAATGAGGTTACCATTTATAAATTCACAGTTAATCCACTTATAATTTCCGACTAAATTCTTCAAAATGTCTGGAAAATCGACCCGTTTATCTATTTTTTCCCATTTTTGCCATTTATAAATTGGATCATCAGAATTACGAGTGCCTAATATTGTTAAATCTTGGTTTTGATTGCAATAATCAACACTTAAATGTTCACCTTCAAAGATTTCACACCAAAATTCAGAGGGATGAAAGTCATCTGTTGTTTTTTCAATCCATTCTTTACGTGCAAAGCGACTCATTCCAAATAAGTTAAAGGATGGTCGAACAATATAAAAGTCGGGTTTAGGAACTGTAGTCCCAGAAGGACCACATGTATACCCTAAACGCCGACTTAGAAATAATTTATTATAAACCCATAAATCTTCGGAATGTATATGATTCCATTCATCATCACATTCTAAAAGATACATTATCCTTTTCCCTGACCCCTATACTTTTTACGAGCCGAATTACGAGAAGACGCAGAGTATTTGGTATGAGACCCATTACCCTGCCGAGTATTCTTGGGATGAGACTCAATGTCTTTACCACCACTCAAAGATTTTTTAATTGCCATAAGAATTACTCTCCAATAATTTCTGTTTCAAGATCTTCAGGTCGTGGAGAACCTGTCTGATAATAATCAACCGACAGATCCTCCATAATGTTGAAATATTCTTCTTCAGAAAGATTTGAATAGATTTTTCTTCCTTTACAAAGAATATTGTAAGTGTCTGTTTTCATCTCAAATGATTCTTGTTTTTTCGTGACCAACGCGAATGCGAGGATCACACCAAATCTCAAATCCTGCTTCCTTTGCATCCAAACAGAATGATACATCCTCTCCACACATGTCCTGAACCTCTCCAGACTCAAAGACTTGCATCTTGGGGGCAAACCATGGATACTTCATTTCAGAGTGCTCAAAGACGCCGTGCTTGATGAGTAACCAACCAAATCCTGCATAATCTACAGTGAATGGTTTACGACGCTTTGAGATGCTATCTACAGTCTCATGATTCATCACACCACCATTGTTACGGAAGTCATCTTCTTCCATCCAATGAGCAACTGAAGTCGTATGTCCGTCTTCTGTTGCATACCAACCAGAAGCGATGTCTTTGTCCATGAGGACTAACTGCCAAAACTTTTCAGTGTTGAAAACAATGTCAGAGTCAATCCAAAGTTGCCAATCATAATTCAGTTTTCCATCCCAAGGAATTTGATCCGGACCCCTGAGAACATTTGCCCCTAAACATTTGCAGCGGGCAAAATTGACCATTGAAGAATAGTCTTGTGAGATTTGAATACTTGCACCACTTTGCACTAAATCGAAACAAAGTTGCACAAAGTTTTTAAGATAGGTGTATGAAACACCACGACCAGGAAGACAAAAGACAATGGACTTTCCTCTGACCATTTCTCTTGCTAGATTATAGTCCCATTCTTCTGTTGCTGGTTTTTGTGTAACGGGCGATTTTGCTTTTACGGTAAATCCTTTTGCCATAATTTCAAGTAATTACTAAAATATCATAACTCATTATATAGCAGTTGTCAATTGTCACGTTCAGAAAGAATGACTTCATCCCCATCAAGAGTAAAGCAAATCTCAGTATCTTCATACCATGAGAGTTCATTTATGATTTGTTCGGGAATTTTAATAAAGTAATCCCCACTAATTGGATCAACCTCTATTGGTTCAAAAATATTTCCGGAATTTTTTTTCATTTCTGTAAAACTTTTTTTCGTTTTTATATAGGGCGGAATTTTTTTGTTTTGAGTGTTATAATTCTCTCGCTTCCGTAACACTTTATAGGTTAGGGTAGTGTTGCGTTTTTATATCGCATCCCCCCGATCCGCCCATAAGGATCGCTTAACTGTCAAACACGAACGAATAAGATATACTAATCGTTCGTGATTAGGGCGGCAGAG